CGGAGAATCCTAAGTTAAGAGCCATATCTTCTGAGTTTTCAAATAAACCATAAGCAACTCCTCCAGTTTGTCCGCTAGAGATTGCCGCTAGCATATCATCAAAGTCTAAAGCTGTTTGACGTTGCAAGAACAACATGTTTTCTTCAATTGCTCCTTGAGTATCTAGATTTCTAAGGATCTGATCAAATCCAACTAAACCATTTGCTGCTGTGAATCCAACATTTACGTTACCTCTAGTTTCAATAGCGGCAAATAAACCTTCAGTTCCTGGCTGCGTTAATGGATTAGCTGCAGAAGTATTTAATTCTCCTTCTACCATAGCCATTTCTAAATAATCGTTAAAACGTAAACGAGTTTCAGATTCTGCTTTTAAATACCATAAGTATCCGTCAGTTCCGTCTTCTGTTGCTACATTCACCCATCCAATTTGTGCTGTATCTGATCCAGATACGACATATTGGTTTCGGATAATAATTGGAGAGTTAGAAAACTGAGTTAGTGTTGGCTCAACGCTAATTCTTTTTAATCCCCCTACGGTGTCTGATCCTTTTGCATAGTCAGATCCGTAAACGAATATCTTAAGAATTGCTGCCGCTCCAAATACAGATGTAACCGTAGTTGCTCCGTCAAAAAGTTGAACAGTTAAAGTTCCGGTTGCTGGCGCAGCGTATGCCCCTGATGCAGTTACGATACCTTTAGCTTCTTTTCCTGTAGTAGGTTCCATTATAACAATAGTGTCATTTACTGATATAACATTTTGTATATCTGCTGCGATAGGAATTGTTAATTGTGTTCCTCCTGTAACAGTTACATTTTCATAAGATATATGTAAACGATTTTGTTCAGACCAAATTACTTGATCAGAGGTCATTGGCATTTCAGCGCCAACCATGCCTAAAAACCCAGATAACGTTCTGTTTCCATAACGCTCTACTTCAGCTTCATAAATTTCTGGTAAATACTGCTGCGCAAAGTCAGAAAAGTTGTCCGGAGTAGCCCCTGCTCCTCCGTTATCAGTCCACTGCAAGTAATTAGTTTGCAATAATTGCTGCGACTGTGTTGGGACTAAGCTCCCAAATTTTGGTGTTAATACATTTGCCATTTTTAATAATTTTTAAATTTTTTTATTTTTAGTTTTGATGAGTCCGCTCCAGAAACTGCCTTTACGGTATATGCACCAAACTTAGCTGCTCCCGTGGGTGCGGCTTTTCTAGCAACGCTCGATGTATTATTAGATTTGTTTACAACATCTCTAATAGCATCTGCCTTGCCTTGTTCGTAAAAGTGATTTGCTATTTTATCAGCATTCGCTCCTGCATATAACGCTTTATGATAACCCGTAGTATCTTCAATCGTACCATCTTCTCCAAGGAACTTTCCTATGAAATTGTTAAGATCCGATTGCTTTTCTGCTAACTGTGAAGGATTTTGTATGCCATATCTAAACTTTTTATCACCTAAACTAAAATCGAAACCTTCGAATTGTTCATTAAGTAATTGATTAGTGTTGGCTTTAAACTTTTCATGGTTATTAGCGTTTTTTTCCTGGTCCTCTTTATATCGATTAAAAAAGTCCGAAGCTTCTTGCTGATTTCCAGATAATTTAGGCGAGTTCAACTTGATCTCATCATAATACTTATCTTTAGTATCCTTTAAAAACTTACGAGCTTTTGCAACCTCTTCTTTATATGCGAGTTTTTTTCTTCGGATGTCTCGCTCCTCATCTATTTCTTCATCAAATGCAAAATTGTCATCGAGCATGAAGTCGATTTCGTCTGCACTTAAGTGGGATTTAGTATTTTTATAGTATTCTTTAACAAGAACATCACGGTCTACATCGTCGTAATTAGTATTTAGCCGGATGTAATCCTGCATAGTGCCCCCTGTTTCTTCCATAAATGATACTAGCTTAGTAATATTTTCTGGTAATGCAGGTTGTTGAACTAATGGCTCTTGCTTTATTTCTTCTTCTTTTTTACTTTCTTCGGTAATTTCTTTGATGACCGGGTCGGATACTTCTTCTTTGTATTTATCTGCAGCATTTGCTAGAGCTTCATTCGGCTCCGCATCTTCTTCATCTTGTGGTTCTTTAGGAATTACTACTTTTGTTACGTTGCTAGGAACATCAATTAAAGGCTCTTTGTTTTTAGCGCCTAGTTCTTGATCCGTTAATTTTTTTTTAGACTTAATTTTAAAAGTCCCTTCTGTTTTTTCACTCATGATATGATATTATATAATTATTAAATACTTATTTTTAAGCGTTAAATGTAGATAAATCCATTGGAGGGGTATTTCCGGTTACTTCTCCCCCTTCAAAGTTTTTAGGCATTCCTTTGCTTTGTCGTTGCTCTATTAATTCACTTTGTTGAGTTCCTTCTTTTTCAATTCGTTTGGACTTGGCATTGTCAGAATTTTTTTCTTTTGCTAATAACTCAGATGTTTTTATTTTGGCTAGCTGCATATTGTATTGGAACTCCGTAGCCATTAATTCTTTTTTAATCTGCGCCTCAGTTTGCATTCTTTGCATTTCAAAGTTTGATTTAGCTTGCTCTATTGCAACTTTTTCTGCAGTTAATGCTTGCTGCTTTTGCACCTCAGCCATAGCCGCTTTTTCAGAGGCTTGAGCATTTGCTTGCGCTTGGGCTTGTATATTTTGCTGCACTATAGCCTGCTGTGCCTCTTGTCTTTTCTTACGCTTCACTTTTAGCATTTCGTTTGCTAACTTCAAATTTTTAATTTGATTAATATCTATTGAATCTTCAATATCAATTTCTTTTGTTTGCAAACATATCTGAATGTTTTTTTGTAATTCAGCTCTTTCTTCTTCGTCTGGTTCCATTTCTAAAAATATACCAAAATCGTGCAAATTAAGATTTTCAATTTCCTTTAAGGTTTCAACATTAAAAGTTGATATACTATTCATTAACGAATTTTTTGTTAATGGAAAATTTAAAACGTCATTTATTTTTAAAGATATATTTTCACAAGTGCTTAAAGTTAATTGTATACTAGCGTCTTGTATATGCTTTGTAGCGACATTAGAAGCATTAGCAGCCATTTTTTGAAGTCCTACTAAAGAATCTGGGCTTGGCATGCTGCCATCGCGAGCTTCATTTAACCCTGTTACATCCCTAATCATTTGCATATTGTAGTTGTACGCGGTAATTAAGGCTTGTATCTTGCCTATTCCAGAGGAACTAGATAGCTCCTGTATAGGAACTTTACCTCTATTCATATCTCCTTCTTGGGTCATTGATCTACCAACAACCGAACCCGTCTGAAAATACATATTTAGTGCTTCTTGAGGATTGTAATTTGTTCCATTACCTAAATCAACTTCTGCTAAACCATCTACATCAAGGAACACTCCATCTGGAACCATTCTAGCTAATACTTGCTGTATTTTTAAGTGTGTTAATTGTATAACATCAGCGAATCCAATACACTTACTTATAAGGGATTGTATAACTCCTTTATACATTCTTGGGGCGCACATAGAGTAACTCATTTCAACTCTAGTTGTATCAGCTAATGGCCTAGTCATGTTTTCGGACATATTCCACTTAAGCATTATATCGGTGCCCATAACTTTAGCCCCCTCGTATAATACTTCAATTGATCTTGCCACCCTGTCAAAATTATCGTTAGGAGGCGGATTGAATGCATCTGTTTTTTCAATAGCTTTTTCTAAACCACTATCTGTCTTTTTTATTTTAAAAACCTGATCAGTATAGGTCTTGTATTCAAAATACAATACTTGAACAGTGTTATTATCATAGTTTTCAAACCCTTGAATCATTCTTCTGTTTCCAGGAAACTTTTGAATTTTTTCTAGCTGCTCATTAGATATATAAGGAAACTCTTTTTTAAGTTCTGGTATGGTTATAGATTTTACTTCCCCTACATAATATATGTCCTCAAAGTTGGGATCTTCTGTGTATGACCAAACACAATACGCAGGATTTACGTAGTCCACAACAACACCTTCAGCTGGGTTAAATGATGTTTTTGTTATGCCTATTCCTATATTAACTAAATCTTGATTAACACGCGCTCTAGTAAGGCTGTATTCATTAGTAGCTAAAACAGTATTAATAGCTTCTTCTTCTGCTATTTCTATAGCGGGCTTGTATTTAAGCCGCATGTGCAAATCCCTTTCTTCTAAAGTTTCAGGAAGTGCATTATCGGGTATACCAGACCTGCTTAAATCCATAGGAATAACAGAGCTAGCTTCTGCTCTAGCATCTTTTGTAAGCATGTCAAAAAGTATATTTTCTGCGTAATCCGTTCTTTTCTTTAAAGACGCTGGATCTTGAGAATAAGCAGATAAATCATATTGTTTTTGCGTAATGCCATTAGCGACAATGTTAGAAAACTTTGAAAGTATAGGAACTGGTTTCCAATCTAAATTAAGATAAGACAAATCGCCGTTAATAGCCAATTCATCTTTGTATTTTTGCACGCTTTGCTCCCCTCTAGCGTATAGCCTAAGGGTATGAAAGTTATTCCAGTTGGTAGCGTATCTATTCGACCCAGCGCCGCCATAGTTGAACCACTCCTGCTCAATAGCTCTTGACACTTGTAATCCGTATTCTAGCGTTGCTTTTTCTTCGTCGCTAACTACCTGATCAGGAAATGGGCTATTAGTATTTGTACTTACATTCATTTATTATATTATTTTTGAAGTAGTTCCCTCGTTATTGTATTTTTTAAACCCTAAAGTGTATACCTTTTTCTGTGTTGCTGCTCTAGGTGTGTACCTATGCTTATTGCAAGCCATTAAAGCTAAACCAGAGCTTATCGACGCATCATGTTTTGTTCTGTTGTTTATATCAAACTTTGCCCAATCTTGTAATGTTCTTTGCAAATAAACATCTCCATAGCCATCTACTTTTTCTCCAACAAAATCCTCTATGTACGTTTCAATAGCAGATGCATGAGCTTGTTTTATATCTTCACTTGAATTGGGTATGCCGCCTACTTCTCTTTCTGACACTGACAACTTATTGTATGTTTTATCTGGTCTGTTAATGCTAAATCCTCTATAGCCTCTTCTTTTTATATAATAAAGCAATCTTGGTTTATTGTTTTCTGCAAGTATAGGCATTCCGTAAAAAACCATAGCCATTAAGACATCTTCAAAAAACATTTCAGCTGTAGAAGGCCTCGCAATATATTCTAAAAAGAA